CGTGTGTGTGGTTCTCGACCACGGGGGCCGGCAAGTGGTTGTTGACGACCGGCGCCGCCGGGTCGCGAGATACCGCGGCGATGAGCGCCGCGTTCACGGCGGCCTGCTCCTGGCGATTCGCTTGGCCTTCCGCGACCAGCGTGGCGATCAAGTGCTCGATCGGTGTCGGCTCGGTGCTGACGACCTCGACGACCGGGGCCTCAAGCGCCTTGACCGCCGCGCGCCGCTCACGCAGCGCCAGGTCGGCCATCTCCCGCTCGTAGGCGGTCGGTTGCTTCGGCGCGGCGGGGGGCGGCGGGGGCGGCGGTTCGAGGCCGAGCGCCTTCGAGCGCTTCAGATCCTCGGCGCGTTCCTTGTCCACGGTGGCCGGGTCGTCGCCGCGCTCGCCGATGACCTCGCTGCGCGAGATGACGCCGATTTCGATCAGCTTCGCTTTGCCCTCGGCGTCCTGCGTCGGGTGGATGTACTCCCAGCCGTGCGGGCTCCACTTCGGGGTCTTCGCAGCTTCGAGCTTCGACAGCGGCAGGCCGCCGCCGAGCGCATCGGCCTCGGCCCACCACTCGATCACCTTCTGGCAGAACTGCGGGATGAGGATCTGCCACTGGCGTTGCCGGGCGAAGCGGCGGAACTCGTTGATCGCCACACGCAACGTGCGGTCGCTGATGTTCTGCAGGTCGCCCGAGAACAGTTCGTAGGGCAGCCCGGCGCCTGCGGCGGTGCCGAGGTGCGTGGTCCGCATGTAGTCGCTGAACGTCGTGCCGGCCTCGGGCGGGTTCGAGAACTGCACTTCCTCGCCCGGCAGCAGCCGCTGCGCGATGCCAGGCTCCAAGCCCGCCATCGCCAAGCCGTCCGGGCCGTAGTACGTCGGCAGACCCGTCACCGGGTTGACTTCGATGTCCTCGGCGGCCAGCGCCGGCTGTCGGATGAACAGCGTGAACAGGTTCGCCAGCTTCTGCCGGTCGAGCACCGCGTCCTCGAAGTCCATGCTCGCGCGCAGGCGGGCAAGCACGGGGGCGAGTTGCGACACGCCGCGCAGTTGCCCCGCGCGCTTCGGCTCGAACACGTGGATGACTTCGCGCGCCGGGATGCGCAGCAGCTTGTCGACCGTCGGCGACGAGAGCAAGCCGCCGTCGCCGGGGTGCTCGCGGTGCATCCAATACGCGACGCGCTCGCCGCGCTTGTTGCGCTCGATGCCCTGGCGGATCGTGTTGCCGATCGGCATGCCGGGCCACTGGTCGGCGTCGAACAACGGGCAAAACTCGGGCTCGATCAACTGCACTTGCAGCGGCGCGGCGTCCCTCGTCACGTACAGCCGCGGCCGACGGCGGACGAACACCTCGCCACCGTCGAGCCAACTGCGGGTCACGAGGGTCTCAAGGCCGTAGAAATCGAGCACGCCGTCGGCGTCGGCCATCGGAACCCAGTTCGTGAACCGCTCGGTGGTCTGTTCGTCGGTCCAACGCGGCACGATGCCGGTGCCGACGAGGTTCGTCGTCCACTTCTGCAGCCCTGACTCGCCGGCCCAGTCGTTGCGCGAGGTGTCGCGTGCGCGGTCGCGGATCTTCTGCAGCCCGACGATCGCGCGATTCGGCCCCGCCGAAGGCGGCGACCACGACTTGATCCGTCGTCCGGTGCCGGCGGCGTCGTACTTCGCCTGGGGCTGAACGCGGGCCTTGCGACGCGGCATCAGTAGCCCCGCCCGCCGTAGTGCAGGTACAGCTGCTTGTTCGGCGCTCGGCCGCTGGCGCGCAGCGTCTCGGCGTTCAGCTTCGCCTGCAGATCGTTGCGGGCGCGGATGAGCGAATCGGTCGTGTTGTACGTCGTGCTTTGACCGTCGATCGTGACCTGACGAACGCCGTCAGCGATCGCCTGATCCAACGCATCAATGTGGGCTTGAGTGACCGCCATAGTGCCGGCGAGTGTCACTCGTGCGGTACGAAAAAACTAACCGAAGTATTTCGTTTTACCGCAATTGGTCGTATAGTTCGGCGCATGGCACACCGACCCGGACCCAAAGTTGAACCCGGCCTCGCCGGAGCGATCGAGCGCCGCACGATCACCGTCGACGACCTCACCTGGCGGCGGCTGCTGGTGCTCGGCGCCGGCAACGCTTCCAAGGGCGTACGCGAGGCGGCCCGGGTCGCATACGATCGCTACCAGAACACCCCTCAGGCCAAGTAAGCCGACGGCCGCACCTGGCGCACCAGCGCCGCGACCGCTGGCTCACGCATCTCCCGACGCGCGTCGGGGCTGATGACCTCGCTGTTCTCGGCGTGCGGCCGAGCCCAGCGCGGCGGTGCATCCCAGAAGCCTTTGCGGTCGACGCCGAGCATCATGCCGCCGGCCTTAATCATGCAGCACAGGTCGAGCGATTCGTTGCGCGAACGAATCTGCTCCCACACGCCGCGCTCGTTGCGCACCTCGGCCGTCAGTTCGTCGAAGAACGACGGCGGCAGCCAGCCCTTCGGCTTCGGCTGCGGGAAATGGTAGTAGCCCGGCCCGGCCACGGTGCGCTTGAGGCACGCGGCGACCACGTCCTTGATCTTGTTCGGGTTCAGCAGGTACAGCGGCACGTCGCCCTGCCCTTGCTGCGCGCCGACCATCGTCTCGCGGGTGTACCAATCGAGGTCTTTGCCGCTGGCGCCCTTGGTGAGCCGCACACGGTGCTGCAGGCCCGCCTTGCGCACGCGCCGATACCAGGCGTATGCCTTGTCGGTGACGCCGTCCTCGCCGCCTGAGTCCACGACGGTGAGCTTCACGCGCATCTCGCGCTCGGGGTCGCTGGTGCGGTACGTGGCGTTGACGACCTTCTCGGTGATGAGATCCCAATCCTCGGGGTGCGTAGCCGGGTCGATCGGCGCGAACTCGTCGCCCATGCCCTCGCGCTTCGACATCTTGATCGGGTAGCGGTCGATCAGCCATTCCTCTTGATGCTCGCCGACGGCGTGGACCTGCACCTCGAACCGCGCGTTCTTGCCGCCCTGCACGTCTACTGACGCGATCAGGAACCGCGCCTCGTCGGGCACGATGTAGCGTTCGCGCTCTTGCTCGACACGCGCGGCCGGGTCGCTGGCGCTGGCCGCCGCGTCGGCAAGGTGCCGGCTCGTGTACGGCATGCTCTGATCGGTGTTGATCGTGGTCTGCAAGGCCAACTCCGAGCCGTTCAGGGCATAGTCCAGCAACGCCTGCATGTGCTTGCGCAGCAGCGTCTCCCACGTGATGTAAGTTGCGGCCGCGCCCCCGAGCCAGTAGCCGGCGATCGACGACTCGCGGGGCGTGCCGCTGATGCGGTCGTGGTCGTCGATCGCCAGACCGTCCTGCAGCCACACGCCGTTGCGGTTCATCCGCTCACGATGCTCGAACCCGATCAGGCAACCGCTCGTGGGGCACACGATCCGCGCGTGGTCGCGGGCGAAGCCGTCGATGTCCATGCCGCGCACCGACTCAATCAACTCGTCATCGCTGGGCAGATGGAACAGCGGCAGGCCGGGCTTCGCTTCGAGCCAGTCGGCGCAGTGCGGGCACTTCCACATCCAGCGGCGGCGGTCGCTGCGGTTGTAGATGCCGAGGATGCCCTTCGTCGGCGGCGCCTCGTGCGGCGTAGACGGCTTCCACGACGGGTCGATGACCGGGCGGCCGGGGCTTGACTCGACCGCCAACATGCCGCGGCTCAGGAACGTGCGCGTGCGCGCCAACGCGAGCGAGTACGGGTCGCCCTCGCCGTCGATGTCGTCGGGCATGCGGTCGTAGTCGGTGAGGAACACGTAGCGGTAGCTCGTGCTCGACAAGTTCGTGACCGTGGGCCATGCGATTTTCAGCCACATGCCGTTGCGGAACTGCTTGTCGTGCAGGTTGTCGTCGCGCGACGAGACGCCGCGCATCGCCGACAGGTTCGGGCTGTTGCGGATCGCTCGGTCGATGCGCTGCTTGCTGTACTCGCGCGCCTTGTCCTGCGTCATCTGCACGATCAGCATGTCGCCGGGGTCGTTGATGACGGCGTGCGTCATCCAACCCTCGCCGAGCCCTAAAGTCTTGCCACTCTGAGCCGGGCCAACGAAGCACACCGACGTGTGCCGGCGGCTCGCCAGCATGTCGACCGGCTCGATCATGTAGGGCGTCTCGTTCGGGTTCCAGTATCCCGACGCGCCACCTGGCCGCGCGATCTTCAGGTTCTTCGCTGCGCCCTCGCTGACGCGCATGCGGTTCGGCGGTTGCAGTGCCGGCCACGCCGCGCACACGTCGCTGAGGGCGAGTTCGAGGTCGGTCATTCCTGTGTCATCGTCTTGAACGCCAGCGCCACCTCGGCCAGCGCTTCGTCGATCTGGATTGCGATCTGCTCGACCGCCTCGGGGCCGAGGCCGAGGGATCGTTCGACGTTGTCGGGGATCGAACGTAGCGATTGGGTCAAGATCGCTAGCGCCGTGGCCGCCGCGGACTGCTGGACCTCACGCGGCAGGTACTGGCCCTGCTGGACGGCAAAATCGAACTCGGCTTTGTCGGCCTTCACCCGCTCGTGCCGGGCCTTCTCGAACTCGAAGTCGGCCTTCGCCTTGGTGCGCTCGGGCCGCAGTGCGTCGCCGCCCACGGGGCGGCCGGCGCCCGCACGCGCACCGCCGTGTCCTAGCGCCACGTCAGGTCGTTACGAGGAAATCGCCGAGGGTGGCGCCGGCCGCCAGCGCGTCTCTCAGCCACACGGGTTGCTTGCCGCGGCCGGTCCACGTGTGGCCCTTGTCGTCGCGGTAGCGGACGGGCGGCGCCGAACGGGGGCGGGCCTTGCGGCTGACGCGCGCCGGCACCAGTTCGGCCGGGCTGACGCCGAGCGCGGCCAGGGCTTCGCGGGCTTGCGCCAGGCGTCCCGCTCGGCGCTCTGCTTCGATCGCGTCGATTCGGCGCTGCAGGTCGTCGCGTTGGGCAAGTAGGGTTTCGAGATCGTCCATCGGGCTTTCCGAATAAGGGAAAACCCTATTGTGCGTTTCGTTTTAACGAACTGTCAAGGCATGTCGGGCCAGGTTTTATTACCTTTGCGGGCGTTTGCCAAGCCGCGCATTGGAAATAGGTTCGCCGGTACGTGTAATCCGCAGACCAACGGGCTTCGCAAGGGCACGATGTGGTCGACTTCCCACACCTCGCCGGTTTGTTCCGACAGTAGTTTCGTCAGGCTGTAGATTTCGTCGATCAGCGCGTGGTCCGCCCACGCTGGGGTTGCTCGCTCGATTGCGAATTTGCGCTTAAGTTTCTTCCGCCGGTTAGGGCCTGCGGTCGGCGGGATTCTCGGGTCGGCTATTAGCTTGGCGCGGCGTTCGGCTTCTCGGGCGTTGCGGCGGGCGGTTACGCCCACCCACTTTGCGAGCGCCTTGCCGACGTTGTAGTAAGCGACCACGTGGGCGTCGTGTTTAGCGCGCAACCGTGCGGAACCGGGGTAGTAGGTCTTTGCCCTGTTGTGCGCTCGCTTTTCCTCGGGCGTGCGCGCCGCATGTTCTTTCCGTCTGCGGAGGTTGTAGTCTGCCCTCGCCGCCTTTTGCCGTTCCGGCGCAGCCGCCTTCCGCGCCGCGCGCTCGGCCCGTCGACGCTCGGCGTCGGCGACCTTGGCCTCTCGTTCTTGCCGCCGACATTCTGCCGCAGCGGTGCGCTCCGCCTGACGCTTCTCCCTCTCCCGTCGACGTTCTGCCACGCCCGCCGCATGTGCGGCCTTTTCAGGGCGCTGGCGCTCCCTCTCAGCACGCCGCTCTGCAGCCCCGGGATTCTTCGCGTCGTACCGGTAGCGCATGTACCCGCTAAGGCGCTCCCGCTCGACGGGATCGCTGCGCCGCAACCGTTTGGCGCGCAACTTCACGTGGGCGTCATGTTTTTGCGGCCCCCGGCGACCGGAACCGACTCGTGCGCCGCCGTGGCCGCCTTTGTTGTAGGGATTCAAGATCATAGACTCCAAATTATTGCGTTTTAACGCAACGGCAACGATAGGTTTAGTTAATCATGTAGCGCTCGGCCTATAACTCTCGACTATTGGCCCTCTGCGCACCCGAACCGCTCAGGAAAAGCCCAGGGGCCCCCGTAAATGGGATCGAATGGTTTAGCTCGCGCCGACGCGACTGCAGCCGGCCGCGCGCAGCGCAGCTACTGGCACGCGGCCGCGCCTGGCCGCATTCACTAATTGCCTGCAGCGAGCCAGGTGCACGCGCTATCTACTGGTAGCGCCGCGCATGCGCACGCTAGACACACAGCAGCACGAGCACGAGCACGAGCACGAGCACGAGCACGAGCACGAGCACGCGTGTTGCGTATTGCGCTAAAACGCACTACACATAGGGTTTGTACTGATGCTAAACGTAGCGCATAGCGTCGATCATTGCATTGCGTTTAAACGCAAAGCTGCAGCCAGGCCAGCACCAAGCCTGAACACCTAGGGGTGACGTATGAGAAGTGAACACCAAGCCCACGCGGCGCTAGTGCACGCGGCACAGCGCCTCGCATGGGAAGACAACCATCAAGGGGCGTGGGCCAAGCCCGCGCCGCAGCGCCGACGCAATGACCCGCAGCGGCGCATGCATAGGCGTGTCGACGCTGTGCTGTGCGTGTTGCTGGTCTCTGTCGTCGCAGCGCTGTGCCTGGGGGTGCTATGATGAAACTGCGCGACATAGCCCGCACTGCAGGCTTGACCCCTTATGAGTGGTCAGGTAGCTATTTCGGCAGCACCCTGGCTGCAACGGCCGAACGCTTGACCGACGGCAAAACGCACTACTACTCGGCAAGCACACGGCGTTTCCACGGCGCCAGCGTTTCTAAGTTGCGCGTTATTGCCGATGGCATGGCGCTAGCAGCAATCGAGCGTGTTTCGCTGGATATGAACCATACCCGCAAAGGGTATCGAGTAGTTATTCACGATCTAACCGGAACAGTGATTAATGATCGGCCCGTGCTGGATAACGCACACAAGGGTTTGCCTGCAGCGCAGCGTGATTTTGAGGCGCAGTGCGAGAAACACTCGGACGGCGCCGTGATTCTGCGCGAAGCAATCGAACAGGCGAAGCGCCCGCACGAGCGAGAGCTTGACGCACTTACTACTGCAGCGCAGCAACTGCGCGAAGGGGTCAACAATGCTTAAACAGTGTCCCTCATGTTTCGGCCGCGGATATAAGCCGCGCTACCGCAAAGGCAAACCCGGATTCTATGCAGCCAATTGCGCACGCTGCAATAGTTCGGGCCAAATCGATGCGCCAGCGTTTGACCTGTACTGGTCTCCGACGGGAGAACGCATCGCGCAGGGTATCGAAGCCCGCACCATGCGCGCGGCTATCCGCAAAGCCCCGATGCCCTATCGGAAGTTTCTAGGCGAGATTTACGCTCAGGAGATTTAACTATGCGCTATTGGGTGCAGTATATGACTCGCGCCGTTTGGCCCGTCGGGTCAACTGAGATAATCGACGGCTGCGGCGATAGGGCGGTCTACATTCTTGACGGTAGAAACACGCAAGAGACCATGAGAAACGATGCGCTTAAGTTTGCGCAGCGTATGGAGCATTACAAACGCTTCGAAGCGTTCCGCATATGCAAAGGACCTAGGCTTTTCCACGAAACGAAAAGCACTAAGCCCGAAACGCTCAATTACCCGATTCACATATAGGGGGCAATCGTGAATCACTACTATTCCCGCATTCCCGCCGCGGCCGTATTCACCGAGATTGACGGTAATCGCTACGCGCATATCCCGCACCGAATCGACGCTAACGGCGCCGTGATCGAAAGTTTCGACAAGCTGCGCATGGTGCGTTTCAGCCTAGGGTCATTCTTTGAAAATGGGGAGGCGTTTGTTTTCTTCGCACGCACCGGGTCTGCAATTCCGGTGCCCCTTAATTTGCCTTTAGGCGTTACTGTTCAGAGGGTTCTGTGATGCTTTCCGTAATTCCTTTCAGCGGGTTCTATAACTCAATCCACGATTCAGAACTTGACCGCGCCTTAGAACAAATGTTTAGCGACGAATCGGGTAATCCGTATGACGGTCTCGTTTCCTGCGCGTTTGATCTCGTGCAGTGGCAGAAAGTACACGCCGCATATGCGGCGCACTACGCGGCGGCCTTTTGCGAAGAATTCGATATTGTCGGCGCCACGTTTGAAAGCCTGGCAAGCCCGCGGGAATATAACTTTGAGACCGACAGGATATTTATTACCCTGCCAGAACCCGAAGTTTCCCGCATCTTGACGGTCACGCCGCGCGACATTCTAGACAACGTGGCGAGCGAGATGTTCACTAGCCGCAGCGGGTTTATCTCGCACTATTCCCCGGATGTCGATTCGTGGGGTCCAGTAGCCGAATGGGACCATAACCAATGCTTCGCGCTGCTGTCGGCATACGTGCTGCACATGCGAGACGGTGAAGCTTTCGACAGCTGGGCGGAGTATTCGATTATGGAACACTGCAGCGGCAACGGGTATCTTGACAAATGGTTGTCTGAATCTGCGCACGAGGGAATGGCCCGTTTGTGGAATGTCTGCGACTACTTGCGCACTCGCGCGGAAAGGGTTTGACTATGCTAACCGCCATTCCCGTCACCTATTCCGACAAACGCACGGCACAAACTGCGCTAACTGAGTTTCGCAAAAAGTACCGCCTAGCGTTGCGTGGTGCGGTAGTTTGTGAGCGTGCAGTTATCGGCGGATTCGTTATCGTCGCACCACTGGGCGGAACCGGATTCTCCGCGGCTGAATTCGCTAGCGCGCTGCGCGCTGGCAACTACTAGAAAGTTAATGCCGTGAAACAAGCGAAAATATCTAAGGCACTTTGGCCTGTCGTGGAATCAATGTCTGCATCGGACATTATTAACGGCTACTTTGGGGGGTCTAACTTAGTCGCGGAGTATCTAAACGATTACTCTAGCGCTGCTGTAAACCGCTTTATTGCAGACTGGATTGATGACAACCCGCGCCACGATATCGAAGTAAGCACTTTTGACCTATTAGAGACCCCCGATTACTTGCTGCAGGTTTGCGCTACGGAATTCTGCAGCGCGCTAACGTGGATTCTGGGCGGAGATGGTGAGCGCGCCGAATGGTTGCTACGCCACGCAAGCACGCATTTTGAACCGTGGGGCAAATTCTACGTTTACGCTAACGCCGACATCGCATGCTCTTTCATCATTCGCGCGTCCGATGAAAGCGAAGCATTGCAGGAATTGCTAACGCGATTTGAATCGGCGTTTGCAATCGACGAATCCGATGCAAACGACGAGACAATCCGCAACGATAACGGAACCCCTTGCAATATCGATTACTTGGCACTCGTCGGCATTATTGGGGATTCCGAATGATCCCCAATTATTGGCGCGTTTGGATCGGACGCGAGTATTTCGATTTTACTTGCCGCAGTCGCGCGCGGCAATTCGCGAACATGCAGCGCTGCGCGAGCGTTGCGCCACGTATTGAGGCACACGAATGATTGAAGTTAACTGTAAATCCGTGCTTGGCGGATGGCAAACACACATCGAAGCTACGGGCTATTTATTCGGTCCCGTGTTTAACCACATCGCCGATTTGTGGGCGTGGCAGCGCGTCAACCTGTATCCGCCGCGCAAGTAACGCACCGATAGCTGCACGCCGCGCCGGCCGGATAGCCGACAGCTCTAGG